AACACTGCAATTTCAAAAGGTTTTTTTATAGATAGAGATATGTGGGTTATGGGATTTCATCCTTATGATGAAGCCCCAGAGTTTTCGGAAGAAGCTAATTTTGAACCGTTGACTGAAGTAAATTATGCAATGGTTTTTGTTCAAAGACTGTCTAAATTGCAAGAGTCTGCGTACAAAATCAAGAAAAACGGGTATTATGATAGATATGATCAGGAGTATAATGCTTCTCATATTTTCAAACGTAGAGAAGAACTTTACAGGAGATTAAAAAATGGCGATGTCACCTAAGAAAATGCGCGGCGGCGGTATGGTTAAGAAAATGCGCGGCGGCGGTATGGTTAAGAAAATGAAAAAAGGTGGTGAGGCTACTAACGGCATGAGCGTTGCAGAGCTTCGCGCAAAGGCTAAAGAAAAAGGCTACAAATTAGTTAAGGCAACTTAATTATGGCTACTTCAGGAAGCAAAGATTTTGAGTTAGATGTAGCAGATTACATCGAAGAGGCTTTTGAGCGTTGTGGCTTAGAAGTTCGGACCGGTTACGACCTAAAAACGGCTAAAAGGTCTCTTAATCTTATGCTTGCTGATTGGGCTAATCGTGGGTTAAATCAATGGACGATTAAACAGCGGTCTTTGACGCTTGTCGCCAATGATGGCGAATATGATTTATCTGCTGATGTAATAGATGTTCTGTCTGTAGTGGTCAGAGTTTCGGGTACCGACTATTCATTAGAGCGATTAAGCCGAGATGAATATTTAACTATACCCACCAAAACAACATCGGGTAGACCTAATCAATTCTTTTTGGATAGGCAGCTTACGCCTAACTTAAAAGTATGGCCTGTCCCTGACAGCTCTACTTCGTACACTGTGTACTATGATGCTTTGACTCGAATGGATGACGCAGACACTTTTACTAACACAATGGATCTTCCTTTTAGGTTTTATCCTTGTTTAGCGGCGGGTCTGGCGTATTATTTATCTTTGAAGAAAAACCCTAAGATGACTCCCATGTTAAAAACTATTTATGAAGAAGAGTTTCAAAGGGCCGCTGAAGAAGATCGAGATAGAGCCTCTTTTAACGTAGTTCCAAAGTTTAGTTACTACAGGTCGGGATAATGGCTAAGTTTGCATCAGGTAAAGATTCTTATGCTATCTGCGATAGATCCGGGTTTAGGTATCCGTATAAAGTTATGCGTCGTGAATGGAACGGCTTACTTGTAGGGCCGGATCAATACGAACCAAAACACCCGCAGCTAGGTCCGTTTAGAAAAGTATCCGATCCTCAAGCTTTGCAAAACGCACGTCCAGATCGGGTGGAGCCTTTAGATATTTATGTAGGGCTGCCTACTGTAGAAAATCCAAATTTAAGACCTGCCACCGGATTCGGCCAGGTGGGTACTGTTACGGTGAGCACGTCATGAGTTTTACATATGCACAATTAAAAACGGCAATCCAAGATTACACCGAAAACGATGAGACCTCGTTTGTTAATAATTTGCCTATCTTTATTCAACAAGCTGAAGAGCGCATCTTAAAAAACGTACAACTTAGCTTATTTAGAAAAAATGTAAGTGGAAATATGACGGCTTCCAATAAATATTTGGCTGCCCCTAGCGATTTTTTAGCTCCTTTTTCGTTGTCTTTTGTTGACTCTAACAGTGAACATCAATTTCTAGAATTTAAGGATGTTGATTTTATACAGTCTTTTAACCCAAACGGAGCTACCGAAGGAAATCCTAGATATTATGCAGTGTTTGATTTAACTAATTTTATTTTAGGGCCAACGCCAAATGCAGCAAGTGTTGTTGAATTACATTATTTTTATCGTCCAGCTAGTTTGACAGCGGGTGCGGATAGCGGAACAACTTGGCTAAGTGAAAATGCTCAAATTGCTATGCTTTATGGGAGCTTGTTAGAAGCGTATACTTATATGAAAGGTGAGCAAGATTTAGTAGCTTTGTATGAAAAAAGGTTTGGTGAAGCGATTGTAGGTATGAAAATGTTGGGTGAAGCTAAAGAAGTTACCGATGAATATAGAGTTGGTAAAGTTATTAGGCCGAAACAATGAACACTCCCGCATTAGATTTAAACATTACGCCTACTTTTAAAGTAGATGTAAAAACGACAGAAAACCGTGGTTTTACCCCAGAAGAGGTAGCAAAACGCTGCGCGGATAAAATAATTTCTATTTCAGATACAGCAGATCCTGTTATTAGGGATCAGGCCAGAGCTTTTAAAACGAATTTAGTTCAAGTTTTGACTTTTTATATGAGAGAAGTTATTAGAAGTGACAGAACAACGGTTTATAATGCTTTATGTGATGCTGGGCATAAAGATTTGGCTGAAATGATAAGGAGAATTTGATATGGCTTTTTCTGGTAACTATATGTGCACTTCCTTTAAAAAGGAACTTATGTTTGGTGCACACGACTTTGATTCCTCGACAGGGGATACTTTTAAGTTAGCACTGTATACATCCGCAGCTACGCTTGACGCTAGCACAACAGCTTATTCAGCTACTGACGAAGCTAGTGGAACGGGTTATTCTGCGGGAGGATCAGCTTTAACTAACGTTGATCCAACATCCAGCGGTACGACAGCTTTCACAGACTTTGCAGATTTAACGTTTTCAACTGCTACGATTACCGCTAGAGGCGCGTTAATTTACAATACTACGCCTAATACAACGTCTATTTCTTTAACTAACCCCTCAGTGGTTGTTTTAGATTTTGGATCAGACAAAACGTCTACTGCGGGTGATTTTACGGTTGTCTTTCCTACTGCTGACTCTAGTAACGCCATTATCAGGATAGCGTAATGTCTAATGTCGTCGTCCCCTTTACTGGCTGGGGACGTGGAACTTGGAACCAACTTGCTTGGGGCGAAGGTTCCATAACCAACTCCGGTGCGGCAGGTCAGATAGGTTCTGTAACAGTTACTGCTGAGGCTAATGTCCCAGTAACGGGCTTAGAAGCTACGGCTTCTGTTGGTTCTGTAACGATAACCGCCTCTGCTAATGTATATCCAACTGGGCTAGAAGCTACTGGCGATGTTGGTACGGTTAGCATAATAGCCACGGCTAATGTATATCCTACGGGAGTATCGGCAACCGGGGAAATAGAATCAGTAACGATAACTGCTGATGCAAATGCTCCTGTTACTGGTTTAGAAGCTAACGCTTCTGTTGGTTCTGTTACGGTAAATGCGGCGGCAAACGTCAATGTCACGGGATTATCGGCTACCGGTTCTATAGGTAGTGTAGCTGTTATAGCTGCTGGGAATGTATACCCCATTGGTCTAGAAGCTGCAACTTCTGTTGGTTCGGTAACGGTAGCGGCGGGGGCTAATGTTCAACCAAGCGGCGTAAGTGCTCATGCGTTTGTCCAAGCTGTAACGGTAATCGGTGACGCTAATGTGTCAGCTTCGGGTCTTCAAGCTACTTCTGCTGTTGGTTCGGTAACCGTAGAGGCAGAAGGTTTGGTAAACGTAACCGGGGTTTCAGCCACCTCTGGTATAGGTTCCGTGATTGTTGTTGCGGATGCAAATGCTCAAGTTTTTGGAATTTCAGCCACGGCTTCGGTGGGTCAAGTATTGGTTTGGGGAAATATTGTGCCAGATCAAAATCCAAGTTATAGTACGGATACGCCTGCTCAAAACCCTTTTTGGGACAACATTGCGATAAGTAACGCACCAGGTTATATTACGGAAAATCCGTCGCAAACACCAGGATGGTCCGAAGAGCAACCTTTACAATCAACAGAATGGCTGCGTAAAGCGGCGTAAGGTTAAATATGCCAAGTACATATACTTTAAATAACGGTATCGAGCTAATTGCGACTGGTGAACAGTCGGGAACGTGGGGCGATACTACTAATACTAACTTAAGCTTAATAGACGTTTCTTTGGATGGGCAAGTTAGCATTACTTTGCCTAGCGCAGGAACTTCAGGCTCACCAAATACACTTGATATTCAAGACGGTACGGCTTCAAATGGTCGAAATCGTTTTATTATTTTTAATGATGGTGGGGATCTGGGTTCAAGCGCTTTTGTTCAATTAACGCCTAACGATGCGGAAAAGATTGTTTATATCAGGAATAATCTTTCGGGAAGCCGAAGCATTTTAGTTTTTCAAGGGACTTACAATGCGTCGAACGACTATGAGATACCTTCAGGAACAACTGCCGTTGTCTATTTCGACGGTGCTGGGGCTGGTGCTGTTGCCGCTAATGTTTTTAACAACGCTTATTTTGATAGCCTTCGGTTGGGTTCTGTATCGGTTACCTCAATACTTGATGAAGACAATATGGGCTCTGACAGCGCCACTGCGCTGGCTACGCAACAATCTATTAAAGCGTATGTAGACAGTCAGGTAACGGCTCAAGATTTAGATTTTGCCGGGGATAGCGGTACGGGTGCTGTTGATTTAGACAGTCAAAGTCTAACGATTGCGGGTACGGCTAACGAGATTGAAACCTCAGCTAGTGGGCAAACATTGACGGTAGGGTTGCCAGATAACGTAACCATTACTGGCACGGCGACGGCGGCTGGTTTAATAGTAGCTTCAGATTCAACTTACGCAATAGATGTCTCAAGACCTTCGGCGGGTAATACAACACTAAGAATTACTGGTGGCTCTACTGCTGGCAATGACGCTGTATTAAGAGCAGA